TTTCTCTCCATCCCATCTGGTAGGTCAAACCGTTTGCCATGATCACCGCTGACCAGATCCGCGAATTCATCCGGGCCAACCCCGGCATGACCGCCATGCGCGTCGCCAGAGCCATGGCGCCGGATTCGCCAGTGGCAGAACAGCGGAAGCTCCGGAACCGGGTCCAGCGCCAACGGTCCGAGCTGACCAAGCTCGGTCAGGCAGAGCCTGTGGACCCGAAGGGGAAGAGGAATCAAGCCCGCCGGGAGGGCCGAGCCTCGCCACTGCCGGCGTCCGCCGAGGAGCTGGCGTCGATGACTCCCGAGCAGCTCCAGGTTTGGGCGCTGCGACACGCCGGGGAGGCTGTCACCGCTGGTGAACGCTCCAGCGCGGCCTACATCCAGGCCCTACGGGAGGTGCGCGCGACCCATGCCGAGCTGACCACCATCCGGGCCGCCAGCGACGCGCGGCGGCGCGAAGAGGCCACCGATGAGGAGGAGGTGGCTCTGGCGCTGGAGATGCTGATAACGCTTCCTGACACCCTCTTTGAGGCCGTGATGGCACAGGTCTACGAGCGCCGCCGTAGCACACCATCCATCCGCCTGGTGGTCAGCGATGGGTAGGTGGGCCGCCAGCGTGGCTGCGCTCGAGCGCCTAGCCGCCCGCGCCGAGGAGCGCCCGCTGGATCACATCCGCTGGCTTCCTGGCCAGCATCGCTTCCTGTCCTCGCCGTCGAAGCGGAAGCTGTACCGCACGGGGAACCAGCACTCTGGGAAGACCACCGCCGGACTCGCCGAGCTGCACTACCGCTGCATCGGGGCGCACCCCTTCATTGATGTGCCTCCGGCGCCGATCACTGCCTGGGTCGTTTGCGCGAGCTGGGACCAGAGCCTCGCCGTCCAGACCAAGCTAGCGGAGCTGATCCCCGCCGCCGAGCTGCATCCCGAATGTACCTTCGACCCCGGGAAGGGCTGGAAGGGGAAGTGGCCCCTGGTCAGGTACGCCAACGGCTCCATTATCCGCATCAAGACCACACGGCAGGGCGGCCTGCGGCTGTCGGCAGCGACGATCGACGTGGCGATGTTTGATGAGCCCCCGGAGACCTCGCGCATCTACGGCGAGGTGCAGAAGCGCGTCATGCGTCGCAACGGCACTATCCTGATGACGCTGACGCCCATCAACGCGCCGGTGGACTGGCTGAAGGAGACCGTCGAGCAGGGGCAGATCGAAGACCACCACGTCCGCCTAACCCCCGAGAACATGATCCCCGTCGGGACGTCTGCACCGCTTCGTCTGGACGATGGCACGCCGATGGACCAGACGTGGATCGATCGCATCGTCGAAGAAACGCTCCCGATGGAGCGGCCTGTGGTGTTGCACGGGGAGTGGGAGTGCCGGGTCGAGGGCCGCGTCTTCCGCGCCTTCGACGACACCACCCACAAGACCACCGCGCCGCCCCGCGGCCAGTGCAAGATCGCCCTGGGCATCGACTACGGCGACGGCGCCGACTTCTCCCAGGTCGTCATCCTCTGCGCGGTCGACGACAGCGGGCTCTACCCCCGGGTGTGGGTCCTCGACGAGTACGTCAGCGACGGCACCTCCACCATCGACCAGGACGCCCGCGCCATCCTGGTGATGCTCCGGCGCCACAATATGAAGTGGCGCAGCGTCGACAGGCCGCACGGCGATCGGGTCTACGACGGCCGGCGTGGTGGCATCTCGAAGAAGTCCAACGCCGACATGATGCGAGCGCTAGCCCGCGAACTCCAGCTCACCGACTCCGGGCTGCAGCCCCGAATTCGCACCGTGAAGCGGGGCAAGGGGCACGGCCGGGGCAGCGTTGATCATGGTTGCCGCTTCCTTCACCAGTCGATGGTGCGGCCCGCCCACTTCCACATCCATCCCCGGTGCGGTCGGCTCATCAACTCGATCATGCGCTGGGACTACCGCGACAGTGAGTGGAAGCACGCCATCGACGGGCTCCGCTACGCGCTTCACCCCTGGATTTTCGCCAAGGAGCGTCGGGGCCCTGTCCCCGAGCTCCGCTTCGGATGAGACCATGACCACCAACCAGTCCCACCAGATATCCGAGCCCCCACTCCCGCGCTCCTTCGACGAGGCGGTCCGCATCGAACAGACCCGCCTGCGGCGTCGGATGCTGGACGGGACCCACCGCCGAGACGTCGAGCAGCGGCGTGCAAAGCTGCTGGGCAAGGTCCGCGCCTCCGCTCACGGCGACGTCGACATCAGCGCCAACCCCTTCCGGGTCATCAACCGCGAGCTGGCCGCGCTCTACGATCGCCCGCCGCTGCTCGGCCACGACAGCGGCGAGGTGGGCGGCCTGATCGGCGAGAAGGGCGCCATCGCGCAGAGCGGGCTGTGGGCATCAATGACGCGGTTCCAGGCGTGGACGATCGGGTGCCGCGAGTACCTGATGCGGCCCCACGTCTCCGACGACGGCGTGATCCGCTATCGCCCCGTCGCCCCGGACATGGTCGAGGCCACCGCCAGCGAGGACGCGCCCGACATCCCAGTCTCGGTGACCGAGCTTCGCCTACGCCAGCACCCCTTGCGCGACGAGTGGGTCTGGACGCGGGACGTGCTCGACATCAGCGCCCCGGACAACCCGGTGTACCAGGTGACCGAGGCCCGCATGGACGGCGAGGCCGAGGCCGACTGGAGCGAGCACTACCTGGGAGGCTCGCTGTCCGGAGGGGCGTACCCCTACCGGAAGTCCGACGGGACGCCTGTTCTACCCTATGTCCTGTACCACGCTGAGCGTCTGGGTGATCGGCTGTGGGACCCGCACGAGGGCATCGAGGTGGTCGAGGGCACGCTGAACCTGACGGTCGCCCTGTCGTTCTGGTTCCATGTCCTCAAAGATGCCTCCTGGCCCCAGCGGTATGTGGTGAACGCCAAGCCGGTGGCGGCCGGGCTCTCTGACACCGACGACGGGCGACGCGCTGCGGTGGTTACCGACCCTGCGGTTCTACTGGCGCTGGAGCTGATCGAAGAGAACCAGCAGCCCATGGTTGGCCAGTGGCGCGCGGGCTGTGACGTCGAGATGCTGGGCCGGGCGATCGACGCCTACGCCGCGCGCCTGGCGTTCACCGCTGGCCTGCGCGCCGGTGACGTGCAGCGCGTCAGCGCGGGCGCCCGCAGCGGGTACGCCATCGCCATGACGAATGAGGGTAAGCGGGTCGCACAGCGCCGCTTCCGTCCCCAGTTCCAGTGGGGCGACGAGCGCTTGATCGCACTCACCGCGATCATGCTGAACCGGGCGACCAGCAGCAGCTACCCCGAGGACGGGTACACCGTCATCCACCGGGAAATCCCCCTGTCGCCACAGGAACTCCAGGCCCGCCGCGAGCACGTTGTTGAAATGGTGCGCGAGGGCCTAATGTCGAAGCTCCAGGCGTACCAAGAGCTCAACCCCGGAATCACCCGGGAACAGGCCAGGAGTGACCTGGCGCTGATCCGAGAAGGCCGAATGGCCGCAGCCTGAGAGGAAAGGACACCATGCCGCTCGATTGCCCCCACTGCCAGAAGTCCATCAAGGACGCCATGCCCAAATCCCGCTTCGATGAGGTCTACGCCGACCGGAAGCGATTCAAGGACGAATCCACGCAGCTCAAGTCAGAGCTGGAGACCGCCCAGACCGCCGCCGACAAGGCCGAGGGTCACACCACTCGGATCACCGAGCTGGAGGGTCAGCTCGCGTCGTCACAGGACCAGTTCACCACATACCAGGCGCTCACCGCTGGGGGGTTCACCGACTCCTCGGTGATCGCTGGGGTGGAGGCTGCCTACCGGGGGCTGCCTGAGCAGGGCCGGCCTGAGCTCGCCGCGTGGGTGGACTCGATGAAGGCGGACCCGACGAAGGCGCCCACACTGCTGCGGCCCCACTTCGAGCGCGTCGCCGCCGGCTCGCCTCCCGCAGCGCCGCCCGCTCCCGGTGCTCCCCCGAAGGCTCCAGCCCCCGGGGCACCGCCCGCTAACCGCGGCACCCGGCCTGCGCCGGCTGCGCCGTCACAGTTCACCCCGCAGCAGATCGCCGCGATGAGCCCACAAGAGTACCGCGCGAACCGGCACCTGATCATGCCGGGCGCACCGAAGCTGGCGCCGCAGCCAGGCGGCGCGCAGTCTATCTAACTGCGTTCTCCAGACCCCCCTGGACTGGATCTGCAGTCACTTTTCCGGAGGTCGGGTGCGGTGGGTGGAGCCAGCGTGATGGGGTTGTCGCTTGACGACCACATGCACGTACTATACCATCCGTGTAGTCACGAATCGCGCTCGGGTCGCACCCGACTGTCCCCATGGGACGACAACCGGAGAAGAAGGCGCACGGCTGAACAGCTTTCTTCTTCCTCGGGTGCGACATCATGGCTGACGAGATCCTTTTCTCAGGACTGGGCGACCTCACGCTCTCTGCTGCGCTCCATCAGGAGCTGATCCTTCTTCTCGCGGATCGCGCCTCCCTGTGGCGCCACCCGTCGATCGTCTACCGGGGCGACATCCGGGCCACCGGGTCCGACACCGGCAAGCAGCCCCTGGTGGGCCTCGCCGGCTACGATCGCATGACCGCGGTCGCCGAGGGCTCCAGCTCCAGCAACACCGCGCTGACCGACGATAGCGCGAACATCACCGTTGCTCGTCAGGCGCTCCAGCGCCAGATCAGCGACCTGGCGAATATCATCGACGCCGTCGGTCTGCTCCCGATGCTGCTGGCGCAGGACGCCTTCGGCGCAGCCGCGATGCGCTTCACCGAGATGATCGCCCAGATCGTCGACGACTTCAGCTCGACTGTCGGGAGCACCGGCGTCGACATGAGCGTGGACGACTTCTTCGACGCGCAGTTCACGCTAACCCAGGCGTCGGTGATGGGCCCGTACTCGTCGATGCTCTACCCGGTCCAGCTTACGGACTTCCAGAACAGCGTCCGGGCCGAGGGCGGCGCCATCCAGTTCCGCGAGGCCACCCGCGACATGCTGGACATCAAGGGCCCCGGGTTCGCCGGCTCCTTCAACGGCATCGACATCTTCAGTAGCTCGCTGGTCCAGACGGTCAACGCTGGCGCGGACTCGGGCGGCGGGATGTGGGGCCGCGGCGCCCTCGCCTACAAGGACGGCACCCCAGCCCCGGTCTTGGGAGCGGGCGGCCTGGCGCTGCCGGCTGGCACCAAGATCATGACCGAGTTCGAGCGGGACGCCTCCGGCGCCCTGACCAAGATCGTGCATAACGCCTATCTGGGCGTCGGCATCGAGCAGGACAGCATGGGCGTCGGCATCCAGACCGACCGCTGACCGGGCTGGCCCCGGTGGGGACGCCCGCCGTCCTCTCAGGGCCACCCTTCCGGGGCCATGCCCCATCCCGAGAGAGGACACCACCATGCCGCATGACTTTCAGGGTCCCGCCTTCGATGACGGCTCGCCTGCGGGCCGCATCCCGCAGCTTCCGCAGGCTTCTCGTCAGCTGATCAACCTGCCCGCGTCGCCGTCCTTCTTCCTGAAGTGGCATCCGGCCCGCTGGTACATGGCCAACGGGCGCCTGCTGCCCTGTTTGGGCAAGCTGGTGATCGAGCCCGGCATCAACGGTGTGGACGCCCGCGGGGGCCACACGATCGCCAAAGCCGAGGCCGATCGCCGAGGCTGGACCATCATCCCGTGGGAGGTCATCCCCGACGGCTACGTACGGGCGTACGATGTCCGCGGTGGCGTGGCCCACATGACCCGGTGGGAGCGCCCCAAGGCCATCGGCAACCGCGCCATCATCAAGACCGACGAGAAGGGCTACCACGCCTTCCTACAGCACCTCCTAGACGAGGGGATCGTCCCGCCGCCGGACCCGGACATCGTCGATGCGATGTCCGACGTGCAGCGGTCGCGCATCTCCCGCAACCTGAAGCGGGCGAAGACCGACGACGGAGCAGCTGCGCGCCTGGAGGCCGACCGGGCCCGCCTCGCCGAGCTGGAAGCCGCCCAGGCGCGGGCTGGAGCCGGCGATGAGTGAGAAGCCCGGCGTCCGGGAAGCCATGGCCGAGATGGTCGGCAAGCTCCGCAAGGGCGGGGCCTCTCAGGATTACGCCGAGCGCAAGGCGCGCGAGTGCGCCGTCCGGTTCGATCGCCGCGTGGACGAGGGGAGGACCAAGCTCCACCGCCGATGACCTCATGTCGCGGGCACGCCCCGCATCGGAGATGACAGATGGCCAGCAAGTTCATGCAGCGCCTCCGCAAGCCGCTCGCTGCGGTCGGGTTCGGGGTGCGCTCCAGCGCTACCCAGGCCGACAGCGTCGTTCCCACGGTCACCAGCGGCAGCGGTGCGCCGAGCTCCACCGAGCCCGACGGGTCGGTCTACATGCGGACCGACGCCAGCGACGGAGACGACGCGCTCTACTCGATGATCTCCAGCTCGTGGGTCGCCCTGAAGGGACAGACAGCCTGATCCCATGAGCTCAACGGACACCAACTACACCGCGCGCTTCCTGCTACCCGAGCAGATCGAGCGGGGCCGAGCGAACGCTTTGGAGTGCGCGGTCTACCGAGACGGGGCCCTGATCACCCCGTCCGCGGGGACGGTGTCTGTCTACGACGGGGGCGGAACAGCCCTCGTCGATGGCGATTCGGTCACGATCGCCAGCTCCCGGGCCACCTACTCGCTCCTGGCGGCCACGATCGCGTCGTCCGATCTGGGCGAGGGCTGGCGCGTCGAGTGGGCGCTGGACATGCCGGACGGCGTCACCCACCCGTTCCGGAACGACGCGGCGCTGGTGCGCACGAGGTTGTACCCGGTGGTCACCGACGCCGACCTTTTCCGTTGGCACCCCGACCTGGACCCCACAGCGTCCGCGAGCCTGGCGAAGACCGGCGCCACCTATCAGGTGTTCCTTGACGAGGCGTGGACCACCATCCAGCTCCGCTTGATCAACCGCGGCAACCGTCCGAACCTGATCACCAGCCCATCGGCGCTGCGCGAACTGCACCTGATGATGACGTTAGAGCTGGTGTTCCGGCACCTGTCGACCACGGGAGGGCCTGGGGGGAAGTGGGCCGAGATGGCGTCCGACTACGCCGGCAAGACGCGCAACGCCTGGTCCGAACTGCGCTTCCTATACGACGATGACGACGACGGTGAGGTCAGCGACCCGCACCAGCGCCGGGCCGGTCAGGCATCGTTCTGGCTCAACGGGCGGATGTGATGGCCACGTTGAAGCAGTCGGAAGTCCGCCAACGGGCCGCCACAGCCTTGAGCGCTGCCGGGTTCCGAGAGAGCGTATTCTCCTACGGCGAGTTTGGGAACGAGCCAAACAGTCTCGGTGACGAAGTCTTCGTCGTGGGCATCACCCAGACAGGGCTCGTCAAACAGCGGCACAGGACTTCATCCCCCGGCCTGGTCATCAACACCGAGCTGACCGTCAAGATCAGCGAGAAGCTGAAACCTAAGGCCAAGGTCTCGTCGTACGACGCGGGCCTGGACTCCCTGCAGGCCGCATGGGTGGCTGTCATGGGAATGTCCCGGGCGGACATCAACCTCCAGATCGGGGCGATTCGAGCGCCAGAGATCCTTCGGCCCTCTCGGGAGTGGGTCTCCTACTCCTTCACCGTCGTCGTCCAACACCTCGTCGCCCTATCCTAAGGAGCCATCTCATGGGCACCTCTCAGATTGTCAAGAACTTCACCGACGGGTCTGTCGTCTTCTCGGATGGCACAGGAGTCCCCGTCACCCTCGCCGCTCTGTTCGATCAGGGTGACCTCAGTCTCGACGGCCTCAAGGCTGCCCAGCGTGAGACCAACGCCTACGAGTCTCGCGGTATCCTCCGGTCAGTGCGCCACACGACCCGCACCTACCCCTCCGGCAGCATGACCCTTATGCTCTCGGACGTCTCAGACGGCACCGACCAGACCGCCATCGACTTCGTCCTCAAGCAGGGCAGCTTCAGCGGCAACATCTCCACCCTCGCGGCGGGCGCCAACGCTGACGTCTACTGCATCAACATCGCCCTCACCATCGAGGGGACCGACCTGGGTGACACGGCCGACCACACCATCACGATGGATGACTGCGAGGTCACCATGGCAGTCGCTGAGGGCGACCCCAACACGATCAGCCTGTCCTGGACGGTGTACGGCACCGTCACCATGACCTGATCGTAGACCCAACACCCGTGGAGGACACCCATGAAGGTCTCACTGAAAGGGAAGCCCGTCACCCTGGAACTCCCAAAATCGTTCACCCTGCGCCAAGACATCTCTCTTGCGGGAGTGTCGAACCCCCATCGGGCCTTTGCGGCAGCCCTGGCCCTGTGTTGGAAAGGGAAGCTACCAAAGCCCATCCGGGGCATCCAGTACAGCCGCTGCGGACACAACCCTCTGGAGTACGGGGGCCGAGTCCTCGATGCCTTGTACGAGGCTGGCTACAAGCCCGAGGAGGTCTCGGCCGCTGGCGTGAAGGCATACATGATGGTCGTGGACTCTCAGCTCACGGTTCCGGAGGTCGCCGAAGCTGCGGATTTTACAGGAAGCGGGGAAGGGGGCTCGTAGGGCTCGACTACGTCGCCCTGGAGCTCGCGGCCCTGTTCTCCCAGGACCCTGACTGGTTCTACGGGTTGCCCAAGAGAAAGCAGCTTCGGCTGCTCGGATGGTGGAAACAACGCACCTCTCCAACGAAACCCAAGCGCAGGCGCAGGGTTCAGGCGGCCAGCAAGGCGGCCGAAGACTTCTGGACCAGCCGCTGAGGATCTCATGGGCACCATAATCGGAAAAGGCCGAAGCTCCATCACTGTCAGCGGGCCCGCTGTCGAGGAGCTCGACCGGGGTCTACGGACGATGCTGGGCCCCGTTCTGGAGTTCATGCAGCAAGGTGCCGAAGAGATCCTCGAGCTCGACATCCAGAACAACTGGCCGGTCAAGACGGGGAAGAGTCTCCGAGCCTGGAGAATCCAGACCCACCTCAACCCAGGCGAATTCAAGGCGGGCGTAGCCCTGATCAACGACGTGGAGTACTCCAGATACATCAAGAGCACCAAGGTCGGGAAGCGAGCCGACGCCACCCGCGTCCGGTCCCCCCTCCAGGCTCACGTCCGAAAGCCTGTCAGGTCAGCCAAGAAGACCCTCAAGAAGGAGCTCCCCCGCATCCTCGCCAAGCACTTGGAGTCGGAGGTGTTCAATGGCTGACGCTGTCGTCACCCTTGATGCCGATCTCTCGGCTCTCCGGCGGGAGGTCGCGAAGATCCCTGATGCGTTTGATGAGAACACCCAAAAGGCTCTCATCAAGTTTGAGAAGCGCGTCGCCCAGATGCAGAGGACAGCCAAGGGGCTGACCAAGCAACTGAATAAACAGGGCAAGGAGGGCGGGAAGGGCCTTGAGAACATCGCCGACGCCGCCGGGGATGCGGACTCCCGGATCATGGGGCTGGCTGGAGGTCTGGATCTGGTCAACCCCAAGATGGGCGATGCCGCGGGCGTCGCCGGGGACTTCGGGGCGGCCGTCGAGTCCGTGTTCCTCCTTATCAAGGGCGGGAACCCCCTCCTTATAGCCCTCTCTGCTGCAGCAGCCGCCGCAGGGGCTGCCTACGCTGTCTGGGCTGACAAGCAGGAAAGGCACAAGAGGATGGTGGAAGCATCCTCTGCCGCCCTGGAGACCCATCGGGGTCTGGTTTCCACCCTGCGCGACGCTCAAGATGCGCTGCTGGTCGTTCTGGGAAAGATCAGCGAGAAGGAGGCTCAAATCCGAGCCCTACGAAGGGCGTCCTTTCTTGAGTCCATGCCCCTACTGCAAGACATCACCTCTGAAATCACCCTCCAACAGGAGGAGGTACGCAAGGCGCAGGAGGCGTACGACAAGATGGCCCAGAGGGCTGCTTCTGCCGAAGGAAAGGTATCGCAGCTGTCTGGAGCAATGGCCGACCCAGCAGCCAAAGTCCAACTGGAGGCCGCGAACAGGGAGCTCAAGAAGCAGGAAAAGCTGCTCGGCGGGCTGGACGATCGCCGATCGGCCGTCTTGGACACCGCCGAAGATATCCTCACGACCCGCATCAAGACCGTAGAGGTGACCCACGACCAGGCCGAGGCAGAAGATAGAGCTGCTACAGCCGCTGAGAGGGTCGCAGAAGCCTCGGCAGAGGAGGCCCGTCTGCGCGGAAAGATGATCAACCAGCTCCAGCTCCAGCGGGATCTAATGGGGGAACTGGGGGCCGCGAACCAGGCCCAGGCCGAAGGAGTACAGGACATCAACAAGGCTCTCGCCGACCAGGAGATGGCGGTTCTTCGTGCCCAGGCCACCCATGACGAGGCCCTCTCCCGTCGTCTGCAGGCCATGGCGCAGGAGGAAGCGCTCCTGCGCAACCTCCAGATTGCAGCCGCGGCCATCGGCGAGCAGGAGATCCGGATCAATGAGGAGTATGAGCGGAAGCTTCAACTCATCGACCAGCTGGAAGAGGCCGGGGCCTCACGGGCGACTCTGGAAGCTGAAGCAACAGAGGCCCAGATTGAGCGCGAGCGGGACCTGAGCGAGCTGCAGCTACACCACGAGGACCTCCACCAGGCGGCGATCAACGCCCGCATCGCGCTGGAGAAGCAGGCCACTGAAGCACAGATGTTGCAGGCCATGAATATCGGATCGACCTTCTCGGATATGTTCGGCTCGATCGCCGACAGCTCCATGAAAGCTGCCGATCTCATGTCCGAGACCAACCGTGACGCAGCCCTCAAAGCATTCAACGCCTACAAGGTCGCAGCTATCGCACAGGCGGCCATCGACGCCGCTCTGGCCATCACCAACGTCTGGTCGGAGCACGCAGCAAACCCCATTTTGGCTGGGGTGCTGACGGCAGTTGCGGCGGGCGCTACCACCGTCCAGATCGCCGCCATCGCCTCCCAGGAACCCTCCTTCCATACAGGCGGGATCATTGGTCCAAGCGGGGGGATGATGGCGAGTTCTCCTGACCAGGTCAGCACAAATGTGCTCCCGGGGGAAGCTCTCCTGAATCGCTCGGCGGTGGCTCTCCGGGGGCGCGAATCCATCGAGCGCGAGAACAGGGGAGAGATGCCAGCAATGGCAGTCCCATTCCCCGTCTACCGACACTTCGACAGATTTGCTCGTGATGAAGCCCGCCGCGGAGGCTCCTTCACCCGGGCGATCCAGCGTGGCGTCAAGACCGGACGCAGGGGCAACTTCTGATGGCTACCGACAAGACCGGGACCGGCTGGCAGGGGCTCCTACTCCAAGACCCGCGCATCACCACCGTATGGGAGGCACAGTCCAGCTACTCTCAGGCGGATCCCCAGCCCGGGGCAGTGGAAGCCCAGAGCGCGGACACCAAGCTGGCTCTCCGGCCCTCTGGAACAATGCCGGCTGACACTGAACTTCGCATCCAGACCAGAGAACCGGGACATCCAGAGCCTGGTGGTGGTGGGTTCGTCTGGCGCGAGGCTGCCGACAGCGACACCGAATGGCGAGGCCGCGACGTCCCCAGCGTCATTACCAGCTTCGAAGCCCTCGATTGGGTAGATGTAGCCACCGCAACCACCAGCACCACAGATCCGCACTGTGTGACGCTTAGCGACGGCACTATTGTGGCCGCCTACCAGGCATCGACGGCCCTCAATCCCAAGATCCTGCGCGTCAGAACCAGGGCTACCGGTGCTTCGTGGTCGGGCAACATCGAGGTCCGGACTGACCTCAGCTCTGCGTCCAACTACCTGCCGGGCCTCTGCGTCCTCCCCAACGATGATCTGCTACTGGCAGCACGCTACAAAGACTCTGCTCAGGCTGAGGACAACATCTACGTCTACAGGTCCACCGACAAGGGGGCGACCTGGACACTGGCGACCACGGGGGCCCTGAGGACGGCCATCGACAACAGCGCAGGGTCGAGCGGCTTCGATCTCCGGCGCCTGCGTATGGCCTATCTCGACGGTCAGGTCAGCCTTGTCGTCGATGCCATCAGCAATGACGCTGCCCGGACATGGCGGGATACCTACATTCAGTATGCTTCGGATTCGCTGGGGGGCCGCTTCGACCTGATCGAAACAGGCGCAGCAACCCACCTTTTCGCCTTTCCGTCGGTGTTGCAGAACGGTACATCCTTCCTGATCGTGTACACAGGCAACACAGGAGCCAACCGCAGGTATCTGCGCATCCTTCCTGACGCATTCACCCCCCTATCTAACGTGACCGACATCGTTGCCAATCCTTCGGATGTCGTCTACGGGACCTTTGACGGGACCTCCAAGTACCTGACCGACGGAGATGGAACGGCCTTCCTGGCTCCCGATGGTGCCCTCTACATCCTGACCAGGTTCGTCTCCTTCGGCGGGAACCCGATGCAATTTGGGGAGGTGCTACGGTCCTACGACTTGGGAGAAACCTGGTCCTCGGTAGGTGCCCAGCCCTTCGGAGGCACCCAGGCAGGCGGCATCTGGTACAGGCTGGACCCGGCTACGGTCCCCGGCAGCAGCGGTACCTACCCCGAGCGGTTCGCCGCCACCTTCTCTGAGGGGCGGGTGGTGGTCCTCTGCAATCACGTCGCCAGCCCTGGGACTGAAGACAGCTCTATGAACGTCATCTATCTCGGCGGACCCTCACAGATCACCATGCCGGGAATCCGAGACGCCTACAACGACACCGATCGTGTGGGCTGGGATCAGACGGGGCTACCCTGGGATCTCCCTGGGGACACCATCTGGATAGGCGCGGGCGCGCCCACCACCGAAAATCTGAACAACGCCAGGCTGGAGATCAGCTGCGCTGCAGGGGAAACCCGCCGCTACTCCATGACACCGACTGCCACCGTCGATGAGGGAATGATCGTCCGCCACGCCTTCCAAGTTTACTCGGGAGGCGACAACACAACCGACAGGATCAACATTCAGGTCCGACTCGATGACGGTGTAGATGGCTACGACATTGTGCTGAGGGCGCAGGTGGATGGCTTCCGTGTCTACGACCTCACCGCAGCAGCCAACATCGGCTCTGAGGTGAGCGTCTCCGGCCCCATCGAGGTCATCATCGCTCTCGGCAAGGGCAAGATCGCCACCTGGTACCGCGTCTACAACCAGAACGCCGATCGGGAGTGGTTCACGGGCCCAGCTGGCACGGTGGGCAACTCCAACGGCGCGGGTGGTAACGACCTCATTCGCTGGGGGGTGGTCGCCACAGGAGCTACCACCGCGGGCGTCTACTGGTTCGAGTGGCACGCGAACACCAACGGCGACGTTGGGCCGGGGCTCCATGACGGATTCACCAACCCAGGTGGCCTATTCCCAGCCTACTACGCGGGATACAACCGACGGACCTGGATAGACGCTGGAGCCTTCATCTCTGCCACAGATGGGCCAGCCTTCACCGGGGATCTCTACAACTACGACACTCGGTACGGCTACCCGATCGGGTCCATCTTCACCGCGGAGAGCCCAACCCCTCGGGTGAAGTGGAGGTCCACCGACACCAGCGAGCAGCAGATTGCCTTCCAGCTCGAGCCTGGAGTGGGGCTGCTCGACAACAGTAGGCCGGGGAATGATGTCCTGGGCATGACCGTCCTCGGAGCCAACTTCCGGACCGGGAAGGTACAGGGCTACCTTGTGGGGACGGGCTGGGTGAATCTCAGCACCTTTGACGCTGCTTCTGGGCTCTCCTGGGTCAGCGGACGTTGGGCTCGGGATGGCAACACCTGGTTCCCGGCTGGAGCGGTCCTGTTTGGCCCGTACCTGCATCATGGTGAGTTTGCCGGCGGCTACATCGACGTTGGAGGGACTCACTGGAAAAGGATCAGGACGAACACCAGCGGCATTGGAGCGGCTGGGGGCACCTCCAGCAAGAAGGCTACCATCATTGTGGAGGACGCGATTCCCGCCGATCCTACCACCGGGACCTTCAAGATCGTGCCTCGGAACTTTACCGTGCTGGTCAACCTACTGGGCGTTTCCTACGCGGGCTATAGATTGGTGATCGACAGCCAGAGCAACCCTGACGGCTACTTCGAGATCGGGAACATCATCCTCGGCTGGGTTGAGCCTTTCGGCCATCCCTACAGCTGGGGCCGGGCCGTTGAGTGGGAGGCGGGAGTCAACGCTTCGAGGAGCGGGGACAATATCTACCGCTCCTCCTTCCGGAGCCCTACGGCCCGGGTCATCGAGCTGGCCTGGGTCGAGGGTGTAGACACCTCGCAGCTCTGGTCAGACACTGCATCCCCCGACTACATCGAGGCATCTACCACCGCGGGGGGGCCGGGCGTGGCGATAGTCGCTGAGGCTCCGCACCAGCTGAGCGGCATCCTCACCGGCCTGCACGCCTCCAACGCACCGAAGAATCCCGCGGTTGTGTACCTGCCCTCGGTAGGCACCGTCACGGATGCCGTGGAAGACACAGTCCTGAACCGCCGCGAGCAGTTCGTAGCCGCCCACCTCGACCCCCGCATCCGGATGGAGGTCCTCCAGGGCGAGGAGAACTCTCCTGTAGAAGGTGAGGTTGTGAGGGTGGCTCAGGTGATTCTGCGGGAGATGGTGTGAGGGCACACCCCCGCTCGGATCTGCAGCGGGCCTATCTGGTCTGGCTGTTGGAGATCACCTACGCAGGCCGGATCTACCGGTGGAGTAGTGAGCCCTTCTCGCTCAGCAGTGATGATGCGGATCTCCGCTTCGATGGGGATTTGGGCGGTGTAGCGTTCGCGGAGACGGCGGACCGGCTGACCACCAGTATCGCGATGTCCGAGATCAGCCTCGAAGTAGTGTTCCCCGTGGACTTGGCTCAGCAGCACCGGCTGGGGCACCGCCTCCAAGGAGCCCTGGGGGAGCTCTCCTCGGTCGTAGTAGAGAGGGGGGTGCTCCCCGCCTACGAGTCCCGAGTCGTCCACCTCGTGGGGGAGGTCTCCCAGCCTCAGTATGGGCACCCCTATCGAGACCAGGGGTGGGCGGCCTTCACTATCACCGGCAGCCCCACGGAAGATACCGCTCGGTTCCTGTCGGGCACCCAACGTATCTCTGCATACACCTGGTCAGATGCAGATGATGAGGTGGTGGCTAACTACGGCCAGCCCTACCCCATCATCATAGGCACCCCCGGCCGCTACTATGAGGGCGGCTCGCAGAAGCTGACGGGATCGACCCCTGCCTATGCGGTGGAGTGGGACGGCGCTTTCCTCCCCCACGGCGCGGATACCTTGCTGATCGCAGGTCATCACGTAGACGCCTCTCAGATCACCCTGTTTGCCGGCGAAGAAGCCGCGGTGGTGTTGAATGTCACCGACACTACCGACAATCTCGGTCAGCCTGTAGCCACCGTGGACGTCAGCGGCCAGACGGAAGCGATCCGTACTGCCAACTCCTTCCTGATCGCCTGGGGCACTGCTGCAGGCATGACCAAAGCGGGCCTGACGAACCCGTACCGAGTGGGGTCTGTGCTCCGGAGGGGAGGGTCTGTGCTCCGGAGGGGAGGGGATGTCATCAGGTGGGCGCTTTCTCACTCCACTCTGCCTGTCGATCACGCGGCCTTCGCTGCTGCTGCCCCTGCCCTGAATCAGCTGAACTTCGACAGCTACATTGACGATCCCGATGTCAGCCCCTGGGAGTGGGTCCGCAACCTGATAGGGCTGCTGCCCATCAGCATCCGCAGAGGCGCTGGCGGCCTGTACCCGATTCTCCATGATGTGGGGGAGACCAGCCCCTCTGCTGCTATCGCGATCACAGCGGGCGCCGACTTCACGCGCATCGGGCCGATTCAAGTGGAGACTGAGTCAGCGGATCAGGCCACCGAGATCACCGTGGAGTATGCCCCCCGTGCCGATGGGGACTTCGCAAAGACCCTGACGGCTGGCGGCGCTGTCGATATCGCTGCTGGCACTGTCACCACCACCGCTCACAGTAGGGTAGGCCACACCAATCTGGGGCCCCGGCGGGAAGTGCTGAGCTTGCCGCTGGTGTATGACGATGCCACCGCAGCCTCGATCCTGCGTCGGCGAGTCCGAGAGCGCTCCTCGGTCATACTCACGGTTCCCTACGAGGCAGGCCCGTCTTGGGGCTGGCTCACCGTCGGCCAGCTCGTCGCACTCACCGACGCCGACCTCTACTACACCGACCAGATCGCGGAGATATCCTCGAAGGAGTGGGACGGCAACCGCTGGCAATTCGTCCTCCTTATCGTTGAAGACCCCGCCCGAGACACCCGCGCGTAGGAGACCTACCATGGCAGCCCCCCTCGACCTGTCCGCACTCGCAAGAAGCGACAGCGGCCAGCGGATGGTGAACGTCACCGTCAACGCGAATTGCCGAGTCATCACCCTTCCCACCTGGTGCAGGACGGGCTCAGCCCAGTTCTACACCAGCCTAAATGCGGCGGCGGACGGCGACTTCTCCGACGAGGTTGACGACCAGACCGACGGCGACCCGATGGTCCAGCCCTACCAAACCGCCTACAACGGCGCCCCGGTCGCCTGGCGAGTCGCGGACGAGGGGAGGGGCCGGAAGTCTGCGCCCCAGATCGTCATCGGAGGCCGCGCCGGTGGCGACACCTGCACCCTCCGGCTGGAGGGCTGACCGATGGCTGGAGCCAGAGGCCCAGGGCTCGTATCTGGCGCCCGCGTAGCCCTCGTCGCCCGCGTAGCAGCGCAGGGCGACGTGGACATTTCCAGCGCTCCAGCAGCCGGCGCCGCTGTGTGGGACGGCGAGACCCTGGTCGCCGACAACCTCGTGATGCTGCCCAGGCAGACCGACACCACCGAGAACGGGCTCTACGTCTGGCCAGGTGCGGGGCTGCT